TGTGGTTTCCCAATCTTCTACTCAAAGACCTAACAGTCTTACCCACATATCTTATTTCAAGGGTATCTGGGTGTCTAAGTGTATAAATCTTTACTTTTCTTGTATCGTTTACCATTTCGATATATAGTTAATCACTCTATAAATCTACTCCCCGACAAAGGGGATAGTCTGTGAACCTTCATCCTATTTGGGATTAGGATGCTTGGCTGCTGATTGCCCATAGAGCTATGTCAAACTCTGTGTATACAAATAGTTTTCAAGCATTTACACTCACTATTACTAGTCATGTTGTAGCCTATTTGTCTTTAGGGTGTTCCAGCAATTAGATAAATAATGGCAGACTTTTCAGCGTACCATCTTGCCTGTGGTTTTCATTTTGAGATAAACTCTACCATCCTGCTGAGGGACTTCCTCTCCATGAGCAAGCACTATGATGTTCTTGTCAGAATCACCATACCTCTCAATAGCAGCAAAGATTTTACCCATGAAGTAACCAATCTTCTTGGGTGTGTCCCAGCCACCTTTCAGTGCATTGTCCATGTAATAGTCCTGCATAAGATAATTGAAGTCATCAACCACAATGTTTTTGAATGGGCTTTGCAAGAGGTGCTCAATAGCATAGGCTACCTGCTCAGGATTATTGGTAATTACTCTGTTACCTTGTTCCATAGCACTGATAGGAGCTACCTTATACAACTCTCTACTCCCAGGAAATGTCAATGGCTTTGATGTTACGCTGATAACATAAGTTTCCTTAGGGTTAAGACCAATGTGACCAAGGGCCTCAACCTTACCCATGCTAAAAGTCTTACCAAAACCACTTTTAGCCAAAATTAGTATTCTTGACATCTGCTTTTAATTTTGTATTTACGTTTAGGATGGTAAGGCTCCTTAGTAAGAGGTCTCCCCATCCTGTTAAACCACACGTTCAGCTTGTCCTTTTTATAAAACCTCCATACATACCCTCCTGCTATATTACAGGCACCGTGTAAAGCCTGAGATAAGTGAGATAAATCAGTCTTAGTAATTTCAGAAGCCTCCTTCAAAGAACTGAACTCCCTTAAATAGTTGCCTCTCAAATCATACTGATACACTCTCTTGGTTGTTCTTGTTATACGACCTTCTCTATAAGCCTTCTTAATTGCAAGAGACAACTTACTTTTCATTGTTTCGGTCATCTCTACCTTACCCGCAGTGGCAGTTTGATTATAATCGGGTTTTATAGCATCAATAAAGAATTGTTCTCTACTCAATAACATTTCAGGTAAACAATCCTCAATTATTTCAAATGTGAAAGAGCCCTCACCATACTTATTCCATGCAGCTTGCAGATGGAGATTAGAATGGCGGTTATGTCTGAGGAGTGCCTTATGTTTGGCCCACCTCGCATTCACATTTTTAGTAGACCCTATGTAGGTCTTCCCGTTTACCTTATTTGTTATTTTATAGATACAGCTCTTCATAATATACCAGACTTTGCAAGAACTAATATTCTACTCATTGTCTTCTTCTCTTGAAATTGCAAAGGTAACATTATTTATGCACCCCTGCAACTAATTAATTGATTTACTCAGGGTTTCTGAATGGATTTAGTTAAGTTGTTTGAGATAAGCATAGACTTGCCCCATTCCAGCTGTGTTCTCAGGTCTTGGTAATTCAGCCCAATTACAGGTGGCACCATCAAAGAACAATCCTATTATACCACCTAGTTCTCCATCTCTGTTCACCAATACTTCCAGTGTCCTGAAATGGTCTTTGAACTTATCAATCGGGTATCCAAGATATTCTTTTAGTCCAAACCTGAATGGGCTAAATACACCCAACACAATATTAGCATCATGTGAGGTGTACTTACTGTCACCAAGTCCAGCAGTAGTAGGTCTAGTCCTGTTCAGCTTCACACTTTCAACTGATTCATTGTCTGTGTTTTGTTGCTGTATATTGATAGGGGATTGACCATATCTATCTCTAAGCAGAATGCAGTACTCACTCCACTTATCAATAGCTTGCTTCTTTGTGAACCCTCTCTCAGTCTGAATAAGATTCACAGTATCTGCAAGAACCAAGACATATTCATCAGGGTTATCAGCTACATACTTATCAAAGGCTTGTACCTCCTTCTCAAGTCCTAGCTCATCCTTAATCTTAACCTTCTTGGTTACCACCTTACCATGTTCTTCAGCATACTGCCTACAGAACTTATACATACCTGTAGGATTGGACTCCTCTGAGAATATGACATGGGACTCAAAGTAGTCCACTATATCTACAAACTCATCTGAGTCTATCTTTTCAAGTATCTCTTCTGGTACAGGTTTGTTATTGTCAGAACTCCTCAAATCTGAAGGACTTATCCTAACCTTGAAATGCTGATTGAGTAGCCAAGAGTAGAACCTAGTCATTATCCTTTGTTTTGTTTCTTCCAATGGGAAGTAGAGTACCTTAATAGATACACCTGTCTGCTTCTCATTGTAATAACAATACAATAGGGCATCAAAGAGCAAGTGAGACACCAGCTGAGTCTTGCCACCCTTAGTGAAACTAGTCACTATATAATAGGTAGATTGTTCCCAACCTAGAAAATCTCTTGAGAATCTCTTGAATGGTGAAGGAATGGTATTCACACCACCATCAATGAGTCTTTGCCTCCTTGCTCTGAGCATCTGATTAGTTTCTTCTCTCAGGCTCATCTTACACTATCTCTCCAACTGTCATTAGCTACTTCTTCTTGACCAGCGTTCTCTATGTAACTTAGGAATTGTGAGGTTTCCTCTCCAGTAATATTGTTCCTTTTACTAATGAAATACCTTAACACTTGCATATATTGGTAATCACCATTAAAAGACTCTACATACTTTCTAGTAGCCTCTAATGCCTGTTCATCTGTGAAGGTAGCATGGTATTTCTTCACCACTGCCTTTAGTCTTTTGGCTATCATAGCCTGACTATCTCTCCACATGTGGCTAGTCCCAGGTTTCTTCCCTTTTGGGAATAGTTCCTGCATTTGTTTTGCTAACTTATCAAACCTATCCTCTTCAGAGTTGGGAAGCTTAAATTCACTATTAAGAAAGATAGTTTCAATCATGTCTACGCCAGATTGAGTTAATCTTGCATTGATAGGTTCTCTCTGAAGAGTGAAACCATCAAACTCAATTAATCCCTTGGCACAGACATCTTGAAAAGTATTGGATGATATAAGTTTACCAAGATAAAGAGAGGCTATGTAGAGTGCAGAGTCAACTGAGATTTTCTCCTTCTCGCATTCTTTTACATCAAAACATAGCTTCATAATCTTAGTTACTTATGGGGTCCAGTCATCTTTCTAAAGTAAGCAGCCTCTCTATCTGCATAGTGTTCAAACACCTGAGAAACAGGAGCTAATGCCTTAGCTGTTTCAGTGAAATACTTACTGATACCATCCACTATTCTCTGAGCGATGATACAAGCTCTGGCACTTGCCTTGCCCATCACAATCTTGTCAGCAAAAGCCTGGTCATGAGCATCATTACCTCTCCTCTCAGTTTTTGCCTTTACCTTAAACAGGAAAGCAGGGTTCTGAGCGTTCTTATTGAACTCAAGGTTGATGTCCTGAAAGCCGTTAGCTGCTTTGAAGACTGCTTTGAACATTGTAGGATTCAGGTCCAGAGAACCATGAGGCAGAATGTTATTGAGAGGGATAGCATAGGTCACAACAACCACAGTTACCTCATTGTGGGTCTCTGTAGCCTTGTGACGAATGAAAAATGGTTTCCCTGTTTCTGCCAAAAGAACTTTCTTCTGATACTTAATCATAATTGTAATTCTGTTAAATTTGTTATTGTACTAACCAACTCTGGGTTATAGTCCTCAAGCATCTTTCCAACTATCTCTTCATCCCTGGTACCTTTGAAGTAGGGGATAATGATAACAGGGTCAGGGTGTCTTAAGAGACGACCTAACTTCTGCTTAATCATTCTTTCAGAGCTATTCAGAACAGCATATACTCCTACCCTGCAATTGACCAGATTCATACCCTCATCCAGCATATTACACGCTGTGATATGGTCTACTTTACCCTCGTTGAACTTGTGCAGGTTTTCCTCTGAAGCCTTATTCTTGCTATTTATGCAATACTTTCCAAGTTCCTCAGTCTGGGGTATCCCATTGCAGAAAGTAAGTGTTCTCTGTCCATCTAGTTGGTCAAGAAGTTGTCTCACGAAAGAAGATTTCTGCTCACTCAACCATTTCAGCCTGTCTCCAGACTTTCTAAGGAAGAGGTTTTTGAATACCTCATTGAACATCTTTTTCTTATACCAAGCAATCATTGCAGACATATCATCGTAGTACTGCCTCTGAGTGCATTTGATAACAATCCTTCTGTTCTTTACCTTGGCATAGTTGAACTTCTGTGCATAAGGAATTACCAATTCTGCTTTCTGAGACTTATTCTTGATTATCTCATAGTTGGGGTGAATGTTGTCAAGAGTAAGGGGAATGAGATATACTCTGGGGTCAGGTAGAATCTCCTCCTGTATAGCTTGCTTGGTAGATACCTTATAAACATACAAGTCAGGAAACAATACCTTAAGCTCCTTCTTCATGTCTCTGCCCACTGTTGCAGACAGCATAACACTATTACGGATGGTAAAACTCTCAAGAGCTTCTCTACATCTTGCTGACAAATGATGAACTTCATCAAATATCACCATATCCCAACTCCCTGCTTTCTTAGGTAAGGATACATAAGTTACGAACTCCACATAACGTAGGTATCTCTCATATCCCCACTTTTTGAACTCGTCTTTCCAGTTATCTATAAGTACTAACCTAGGAATCACAACGAGAATCTTTGTGTCTATAGTGTACTCAATAGTAGGAAATCTCATCTGCATGAGGTCAAGAGCTACCTTTGTCTTACCAAATGAGGTAGGTAACTCACATAATATATTGGGACTTTCTATTAGTAGAATCTCATCCCTTGCTTCTTCTCTTGTCATTTCTTGCTTACTATTTGTTTGAGTTTGATTATGTAATTCGGGTCTTCAGCATAACCCAAGTCCTGTAGATACTTGTAGTAATCATTCGGAGGAGGGTCATACTTTTGTATGAATTTCTTATAGGCTGCTACTGCATTAGTCCAATGGTCAAAGGACATATAGGTGCCATCACCATTCCTAAGACCAAATAGATTATTTTGCTGTAGGCAGGCGTATGATTTGAAGTGTCCTGTTTCAAGTATAGCTTGGGCTTGTACTATCTCAGGAAAGTCTACCCCTTGAGCAACAAGCTCATTGTAAAGGTTTTCCTCATTAAGCATAAAATGGTTTTGTCTCCATTTCACACTTGCTACTTCCCCTTCTGCTTTCTCAGCCTCTCTTTCCATAGCCTGAACCCAAAGGACACATACTGCACCTATAGCAATACCAACACAGATGCCTATAAGATACTTGAGAATGTTGCTCATAGTTCCTTACACTTGTTTAGTTAGAAACTCTTGTACGGACTTAAACCATTTAGGTAGGTTGCCTAATCTTACATCATCCTCCGCATAGCTAATAAGCCATGTCATCACGCCAAGAATAAACAGAAGGACGTTAGCTACGGGAATGAATGAGACAACCACCACACTCAGAAGTAACCACATTGGAACTGATGCAGGGTTATCTAAATCTGCAACATATTCACCATGCTCCAAAGTTACTCCATAAGTGTGACGATGTACCCAAATGGTAATAGTGAGCAGTATGATGCCCACTATTAACCATATAAAGTAACTCATAGTTATTTGAACTTACTGATGTCAAGGAATGCCTGACTGTTTCCACCTGTGATAACAGATGGTACAGAGCCATCCCACTTGTCAATCCATGCCTTCTGAAGCACAGCAGGTGTCAATGCCTGAGTTCTCAGCCTATTGGCTTCAGCTTCTGCCTCTGCTGCAACTACCAACTTCCTAGCCTGTGCTTCTGCTACCTTGACCTCGTTCTCGGCCTTTTGTGCTTCTTGAATTGCCTTGTTCTTCTGGTTTACAGCCTCTACAATGGTCTGAGGGTACTTTAACCCTGATGTAAGTTGCTCTAGCTGGAAACCTTCCCTATTGAGAGTAGCTATGAGCTGCCTTTCAACAGCTTTCTCAATACTGTCCCTCATGGACACAATCTCATCAGTAGTGAACTTGTTGAGCTGTATTCTAAAAGCATCCCTAACATGATTGAACAGAGGGCCACTGATAATATCAGGCACATCCTTCCTATACTTTCTAAAGATAGGAGCAGCCTGACCATCAATAATCTTCAGTGAGATAGTAGGGTCAACTGTGAACTCAGAACCATCCTTGGCATTGATGGTAAATGCAGGGTAGTCTACTGTCTGCACAAAGGTAGGATATTCATACATATTCTGCGTGAGTGGGTTGTACCACACCATACCAGTGACCAGAGACACATCGTTGACACCCTTGTCAGAGCCATACAGATTAACTAAGATGCCTTCATGACCAGCATCAACTCTTTCACATGAGCTAAAGCTCAAGGCAGTCGTCAATGCGAGGGCTGCCATAAAGATAAATTTCTTCATTGTTTTTTTTTGTTAATTACTTACTTACTCCACTTCTGTGTGAAGCATCTTGTCTTGATTGTGGCTATAATGAACCCTAATCCTACTACACCTCCAAGTACATTAAGGAAGGTGTTAGGAGCAGAAATCCACTCACCACATAAGGACCACACTGCCATTAGACAGATAAACCAGATAAAAATCAATACTTCTTTTTTCATTTATGATTACTTTAAGTCAGAGAGTCTACCATCTAAGCCACTCTATAAGAATATCCAGTTCCTTTCTCCTTTTAGGTTATTGTACCACATTATTCTTTTCTGCTTCCCTCCTACCTCCACCCAATCAAAGGTGGGGTCAAAAAGAACATAAAGAATAAGGAGTGATACTAACACTAGGATAATTACTGTAATTACCGTCATATTCTCTTCTTTATAGACAAAAAAAAGAGAAGAGGGCAAGCCCTCTCCCCTCAGAGACTTACTTGTTCATGCTCCCAGGCTTAGTATAGCCCTGCTTGTCTTTGAGGGCTTCATACCATTTCTGCCTTGCAAGTAGCCTTGCTTTTCTGTTCTTGTACTTCATTGTTTTCAAATGTTAGTCGTTAAACACTGTGTAAGAAGCAATCCTACCTCCCATGCTTGCTGCAATAGAATTAAGGTGCCACTCAAGTCTCTGTTCTGGGCTAGCAGCCTGCCAAGCCTGCACTTCAATTGGAGTGCCATCTACCCACTTCTTAGTCTTTCTATCCAGATGAGACCTGATGGGGGCATAGGGCTTGAAACTCCTTGGAGCATGATAGCCATGAGGAGTTTCACTACTGATGAAATAATTGTAGGCTTCTTGGGACAGGTTGATAACCTGCTTGGCCTCCCTGAACTTACGAGTATAATAGGTAATAACCTCAGTCTCTCCCTTCTTTGCAAGGGATTTAACCTTGATGTCATGCCTGTCATACTTAGTAAGGTCAGGTACTTTCTCATAGTACCAAAGCAACTTACCATTCTTATCCCTAGCTTGCTTTCCAGCATACCTGCCTCTCTTGTTGATTACAGGCTTTCTGAGTTGTTTTGAGCACTCCTGCTCACTCATCATGGTTGCCCCTGGGACAAACATGGTGAGATTCACTTTTACATCGTTCAATGTGTTTTGTAGGGTAGTCACTGAATTTATGAACCTGATAATAATGATGATTGGTTATGGAGGCAGTTACATTCCACTGCCGAAGTTTCATAGATTGTAAGTGACTTTAGCTAGGAGAAGAGGACTCGAACCTCTACCACGGAAACCCAAATTCTCTGCTTATGGCTTGGTAAGTGCAAAACCTTGCACTAATGCTACGTGTGCTGCCATTACACCATCTCCTAATTGATTTAGATACTAAGAATTTGCATCATTAAAAATGATGTGCTTTAACCACCTAAGCTAATCTTCCAATTTCGGAGGAAAATATAGGAGTCGAACCTATGATAAATGTGGTCTTGTAAGTATCTGAATGTGGGGAGGGCTGGACTCGAACCCATAACCTTAAGAATCACAGTCTTACGTTATTGAAGGAATAATAAGTATCTAAAGATACTCATATAAACTACTCTAACCAATTGAGTTACTGTCCCCATATTTTGCGGGGAGTGAAAGAATCGAACTTCCACTTCTGGATTGTATCCCAGAAAATTGTAAAAGATGATATTGTATGTGTCAGAAGACACACCATACAATTGAGCCTACCAGTGCTCAAACTCCCCTTGATGTAGACACTAAAGAAAATACATGTTGGAATCGAACCAACTACTCCTAGATTAACAGTCTAATGCTCTACCAAATGAGCTAATGTTATTCAAATATAATATTGTAAGTGTCTGCTTTGTGAGTGAGCAAGGTATCACCCTCGCCCACCCTGTGTTCTGTGAAAAAGGTCCTACAAAGTATTCACTCTTACAAGCTCATACCTGTTTGACCTGTAAATAGACTGCAAAGGAGTATAGACATCAAAGACATCTATATCCTTGAAGTTTGTCAGGAACTGCTCTATCTGTGCAGGGTTGGATGGTATGTACATGAGATTGTCAATACCACTGAACCTCTCAGCATTTACTCTGTCATTTCTTGTCACATCAATGGCAACAATATAGGGTTTGAACCCTAACACTTGTTCACACTGTCTGAGTAAGTCATTAACAGAGGACTCAGGACTGGGAAGATTATTCCACTCACCATCAGATATGATGGTCCACACAGGATAAGCCTTGAGAGCATCCACCAACTGGGGTGCACTTCTCAGAGCTTCCCTGATACTCCTAATGAGAGAGGAAATATCTGTCCAACCAGACTCAAAGGTAGCCTGACAGAAAGAGTTAATCTGCTTGTAGTTCTCCATGAAACTCTTGGTTGGGTCTACAAAAGGTTTATGCACAGACTTAGCTGCACTCCTTCTCATCAAAAAGTTAGGAGTATTCGAGGCTTCCTTGTCTATGTAGCTGTAGAATCTAGTGTCCCTACCAAAGAATCCAAGCAAGTTCCTTCCATCGTCATCAGGGTTCTTAACCAAGCATACAGCAGCAAGGAATGAAGCAAATGCAAATGGAGAGCCACTCATAGAGCCAGAGTCATCAATGATGACAAGACTGTTATAAGGCAAGTTCACCTTATTCTGAATGAAAGCCTCCAATTTGAGTTCATCAACCCTGCCTTGCATGATTTGGTCATAGAGTTCATTAAAGCTGGTGGCACCGACATTAACCTTAGCCTGCTTCTTAACTTTCTCAAGCTTTTCCACATCCTCAGTAGTTGCCTGTCCTTGCCTTACCTTTTCTTCAAGAACTCTCTGTTCTGCCTGCTTCTTGGTCTTGTATCCCTCCCACTCCTTGAACCATTCAGAGAGCTTAGGCCACTTCAGTGTCTCAGTGTCCTTTACCTTAGAGTAGAGAACTCTGTTCTTGACCCTGAACCTAGCCTGAGAGGGGAGCTTGTCCAACCAGTCAATAAACTGAGTCTTGTCAAACTCAGCTATCTTTCCTGTTGAGAACAATACAGACTCAAGAGAACCATTGTACTGCCTCCTCCATGCCCTATAGCCTGCAAAGTTGGCATAGGCACCCTTTACAGAGTACTCCCAACCCATCAGTTTGGACAATTCAATGAGGAATGCAGTCTTGTTCTCCATCACCTGCTTTGTCTGAGGAAGCATTTGCTTATGCCCAGCTCTCTTGCTAAGTCTTGGAATAGTAAGAAACTTAGCCACAAGCAGCTTGTTGAATGGGTTGTTGCCATTGATAACAGCATACACATATTTCACAAGTTCTGCTCTATACCACTTGTCAGCAAAGATGTCATACACCTTGAGTACCCTAGCACCCTTGGTTTGAACTCTTGACCTGAACAATGTGTCAAAGCACTGGTACTCATTAAAGAGTCCAGCATTGAGGAACTTGATGAACTGCTCCTTGTGATTGTCCTTGAGCCAGCAGAATATAGTATAGAAACCTTCTCTGTTAGCATTACCACTAGTGTCCTTCTTAACACCCTTGAAGATGTTATGTTGCCTTGCGGTAATATCTCCAACTGAGAAAAGCAAGGAGAAGAAAAGCTCACGCTTTACCTTATCTCCCTTTACTTCATCCCAAGCGGAGTTAAGCATGGACTCAGTGATTGTACCACCTACACTCTGAAAGAGCTTGAGGCAGTTACGCAATCCATAAAAAGGATTGTTGTTACTCTTGTTTAACTTAACTTCTACCATTTTTCAAGATGATTTGATTGTGAATTGTAAGTAACAGTATTACCCGAACTAATCAAAACTCTTCAGTAGTATCAATCTCTTGAAGCTTTGCCTCAAGTTCCTTGATTCTATCCTCAGGGGTCTTCTGAGATTCCTTAAGTTCATCTAACTGTGCAGTCAGTTCAGCCTTTCTAGCTCTAGCCTCCTGAATTTCAAGGTTGTGCCTCTTCCATCCAATGATAAGATTGACAAGTTCCTTCTGCTTCTTGAGAGCTTCAAGCTTCTCCTGCTGATAGTTTGTAGCCACCCACTCATCCTGACTCTCAAGGGTCTCAATCTGCTTACCTAAGCCAAGGCGAATACCATTAAGAGTGTTGATGGTTTGTGTGTGCATTAGCTCAACAATGTTGAGGGGCTGGCCCATCTTTGTGCTGATAGTTCGGTTATGTACCAGCATAGCAAATGCCAGAGTCTGCATCTTGGCATAATGCTCTTTCGTAAAATTAACTTTTGCCATTGTGTAACTTTAATTAAAGTGTTAATACTATTGTGGAGCTAGAGGGAGTCGCTTCCCTCTTAACAATTCCCTTTCTCTTATTAAGTATTTTACTAATCCTCTTGCAAATTCAAGAACTTTATCATAACTTTGCAACCAGGTTAAATATAAACTAGTTCCAGTATGATAAATGATTCTTACATTTCAGGGTTTTTTGATGCTGATGGTTCCATCACTATGTCCAAAAGTGGCCATAATGATACATACAGAACCCTTAAGATTGACTTCACTAACACACAATTGGAAACTCTTAAGGACATTCAAAAGTATCTGCAAGATACCTATGGTCTAAAGTTATTCATTGTAACTAAGCCCTCCACTAAGGAGCAATGGGCTGAGTCCTATGCCCTAACCACTTCTGCTAATCGTGTTTGTTACAAACTGTGTGAAATAATAAAGTCTCATCATCCTAAAAAGATACATAGGATTAACACCATACTCAAATACCACAATGCAGTAGTTAAGAGAAACGGTAAATACAATGAGAGAGAAAGGATGAGGAGATTAGCCTATGAAAGACTATTCTTCTCCAATGCTTTTCAGCATTGATTGGACTATATCATCATCTGTTCTAGATGGCACTCGCTGTAGGCTCACCGTAGTGTCCTTAGTCTCTGAACCTTCCTTGTACCTCCACAAGGCTTGGCTGCTGATTGGCATATCTTTCGACTTAGCTTTCCAGCAATTCAAGTGCTTTTTAACTACATATCCCTATGTAGTGGGTCCGACTCTTAAACCCTCGTCCAAACAATCTCAGAATAAGAAATGAATACACGCTTTTGCTGTTTGAGCACAACTGCTAGGGATGACAGATTTGTCACCAGTCCACCACTCTATTTTGAGAAAACAGAGAAAACCTCCCCTCACATATTGCATACCCATACCTTGTGTTGTCACTGCGTATGTTGCCCCAGTTATTGGGGAGTTGAGATAGTGGCTTACCTTCTCTGTGCATCGGAGCTAATTTAGCACTGAACATCGGACTGCCAATCTTAGTTGTCCTTCAGACTTTTCTATCTCATGCCCACTTTCTGTTTCAGGTAATGGGCTACCTAGCACTTACGCAGCTAATCTGATAACAGTGCTGCTGGCAGGAGTCATTACAACTACCTTAGCATTTATTGGTTTGCCATTTTTAGGCATGACTGCCTGCGTGATTTCTTACCCCTCCTTTGCTGTCAAAACCAAAATAGCCCCAGAGTGTAAGCAAGTTGGAGTCGAACCTACTATTGTGTATTACCTTACACTATCCTCTATATTATTTATTAGTTTTATTTAAGATTACTTCCCTACCGAAGTAATCAAAACTCTTGCATATAACCCTCACAGCAGGTCTTCCCATCTGTGTGGTTGCTGTGACAGCTATTATCTCGCTGTCAGGGATACTTATCTTACTATCTTTCTTGATTATTGTTGCCATAAATATTTATTTTAATTTATCAATATATACTTTTTGAAATCTTCCTTCCAGCCATCAAAAAGGCAACCGCCGTTTTGAGTATTATATTTTATCCACTCACAAGCCTTCTTAATAAAAGCATCTGTGCGAATGTATTCAATGTCATTTGAACCTTGATGTTCCCAATCACTCTCTGAGTGCCACTCAAAACCTAATTCCGAACCATAATCACAAATAAAAATCTTCTCTGGGCCTTCCATAAATTATTCTCCTTTCTGTGCTTTTTGAAAACCAAGTTTAAAGAAACGTCTTGCTATATATACATCCCATTCATCATCGAATGTATAGTTTTCACAACATTTATCAAATTCTTTTTCCAAATCAACCTCTTTTACTTCAAGGGAGTTTATAATATCAATAATCTTTCTGACAATATCATATTCAACAGAATGTTTACCATCTACATTATAACCAATCTTTTGTCTATCTATCTCTGCTATTAAAGCATCTTTGTCTATTAAATGTGCCATAACTTATTCTCCTTTTAGTTTCTTTAAATCATTATAGAGTGTAAATAATACTGGTTGATGTGGTAAGCTATAAATTACATCTCTTAGCGAACTTATCTGCTCTTCACTTGGCTTCCATCCTATTCTTTCTTTGAGGGTTTTGAGAAAATTGCGCAATTTTACACAAGTATCCTCTGGAAGTTTCCTGTCATAAGATAATACAGCATCAATATTCTGCATATTGCGTTCATCCTCATCACTCCACGTAGTATTTTCCTCAATAATAGAAGGGTTATTTGGTTCATATTTTATATGTTTGCTCCAATCTATTATTTTCAACTCTTTTTTCTTTGAATCCCATTCATATCCAGCTTCTTTTATTTTTTGAAACAATAAATCACGTTGCTCTTTGGTGGCTGGATAAAGAATTTTAGCATCACTCCAACAACAAGTATGGTCTTCACCTAAACAAAAATGGTCTTCAGAATCATAATCACAATAACATATTACCTCCTTTGCAAATCCCTTATCAATTATTTCTTTAAATATAAAGATTCCATTAGATGCGCTATCCGAATGAAAAAGCACATCACCATCCATTGCATCTTCAATGGTCCAAAGATGATAATGTTCGTCAACAAACACAATGGACAAACCATCACCTTCATCGAAATAATACATTCCATCCTCTATGGATGCAATATGAACATCACACATATCATTGCTAATCCAATCCCCTTCCTTAAACTTTGGTTTAACATCATAAATAGACTTTACACAATTCTGATTATCAACCTTTTCTTCTTTAATTGCTTCAAGTGCTGTCTTGCCTTGTGGTTTATTACTTTGTTTTTCAAGTTTCTTTTTTATATAAGCATAAATCTTATCCCAATCACCA